CGTGTTTATTGACTGAACCACATTCACTGAATATTGTTCAGTTATTTATTGAATATCATTCAGTGAATGAACGCAAAAAGCCCATAATGAACCGGGACTGGTCCATTATGGGCTTTGGGGTTGTTATAGGTGGGCTGTTTTAGCCTACTGCCTTGTCCATGATCTTGTCCAGCGGTGACGCTGGAGCCTTCACCTTGGACAGCATTTCGGATACCCGGCGCACCTGCTGTTTCAATGTGGACAGGGTGTCTGCATCGGGACACCAGCCGTCATTCAATCTGCGGATGGTGTCATTGAGACACCTACCTACTGTGCCCGCGAATTCGTCAGTGGTCAATGTGCTGTATTCAGCGTTGACCGGCCTGTTCCCTTCGGTGTCCGATGTGGTCACGGGGGTGGCAGCCTTGGCGGTGTCATCGGTCTTGCCGTCATCGGTCTCGCCGTCATCGGTCTTGCTGTCATCGGTCTCGCCGTCATCGGTCTTGGCGGTTTGACTATCTTTGTACCAATCCCTTAACACCTTGACCAGTGAGGTCGGATTGACCGATGCTGTGGATTCCAGAACCTCGTTTGCTTCCTTGACGGTGAACGGTATATCTTTGTCCAGACCGTTGACGATCTGGTACAACCGTGCCGCATTGCTCATGTACGTACTGGCATTCTTCCCGAACAGTTTGATACCATGCTCCATTACCTTGTTCCGTGCTGGACTTTTCATTTTGTTTGTCTTGCAAGTCAAATGCCATACTCTGCCAATCTCAATCACTGATTTTTGTGCTTCTGCCGTGCTTTTGAGCAAACTGGCGTGTGCTTTGTCCAGCGCAGCGATTGCCTTGGTGGAGGTCATTTTCGTGTCTACCTTTTTCCTTGCCATTGTTCGTTCTCCTTATGTTGTGGTTGTGAGTGGGGTTCATCCCCACCCTGAAAAGCATTATCACATATTTTGATCTATGTGTCAAGGGGTATTTGGGATTGAATAATATTTAACTCGATGTACTTCCTTCTTTACTTCTCTCTTTACTTCTCTCTTTACTTCCCTCTTTACTACCTCATTACTATACATGGGCAGAGTGTGCGCAGTACTATAGCTGGCACAGTATTTGCTTACATGGATTTAGTTGAGAGTTTTTTAGGATTTGAGGTTATGATGGCATGAGGTTTGCAGGTGGGGGGTGGGGGAAAATCGCAGGTTAGGATTTGTATACGAACGTCAGTTCACATCCTCACACCCTAAAATCGATTTTGCAGAAAATGAAATACCCTAAAATCGATTTTGCAGAAAATGAAATAACTAGGAGGTCAGGAGTTCACATCCTCATACCCTAAAATCGATTTTGCAGAAAATGAAATAACTAGAAGGTCAGGAGGTCAGGAGGTCAGGAGGTTAGGAGGTCAGGAGGTCAGGAGGTTAGGAGGTTAGGAGGTCAGGAGGTCAGGAGGTCAGGAGGTTAGAAGGTCAGGAGGTTAGGAGGTTAGGAGTTCACACCCTAAAATCGATTTTGCAGAAAATGAAATAATTAGAAGGTCAGGAGGTCAGGAGGTCAGGAGGTCAGGAGGTCAGGAAGTTCGAAATTTTATATAAAAGGTATGTGGACCCACATACCTTTTATTACATTTTGTGTAATATTTTTATACTTTCTGCAGTACTAAAGACTTGACTTCTTAGTATAGGTATGCTATAGTGAAGTTATAGGATAGGAGAGTACCTAATGACTGATGACGCAGTATGGAGCCAGATAAAAGCCCGATACGAGTCGGGAAAGTTTACCCCTGAGCAGTTAGCCGCTGAGCACGGAGTGTCTTGTCAATTGTTACAGTATGCAATCGATAAGGAGGAGTGGCAGGTTAAGCCTAGGGAATTAGTTATTAAAGAGATGGAGCAAGTACGCTCTGCCGACGATCTTACAGAAGAAATGCGGACAATACTTAAGGATCAGGTATTATTCGCAGACTTGCTTAAACAGGCCAAATTACAATCTAGGTATAACCTCATAGAGGTTATGCTTATCAACAAAATGATGGAGGTTCTGGAGGGTATTAATCCGGACTTACCGTCTGCCTCTAACCAGTTCATTTCTGTGGTAAGAGCTTTTAAAGAGCTTACTGCTACTACTCAGGGTATTACAGCATCAGAAGCTAAGGCTGAAGAGGACAAATCTTCTGGAGGACTTAAGATTTTAATCCAGAACCAATTTGAAACTCCTGACATATCTGAAAGCCCTAAAAAGGTATGTGGACCCACACACCTTTTGGAAGTTGAAACAGGATGACTACCGTTAACTTACCACATGAGCTTGAACTTCGTGACTATCAAGTACCATACTGGAATTGGTGCTTGAAGCCGGATTTTAAGCGTGCTCAGGTAGTATGGCCGAGGAGGAATGGTAAGGATATTATATCCCTAAACATTCTAGTAGCTAAGGCTATGCAAAAGGTAGGTCTTTATTTTTATCTTGGACCTTTTTACAACCAGATCAGACAGATCATCTGGGAGGGCATAGACGGGAGTGGCAAGAAATTCATTGATTATATACCCCCGGAACTTGTAGCTAAGAAGACCAAGATTGATATGCGAATACGTCTGGTCAACGGAAGTCAGATAAAATTAGTAGGATCGGATAACATTGATTCGATAATGGGCACCAACCCATTTGGTGTAGTTTTTACTGAGTTCAGCTTACATAAGCCGGAAGCGTGGCACTATATACGGCCCATCCTCGCAGAGAACGGTGGGTGGGCTATATTTAATGGTACGCCTAGAGGACTGAACCATTTCTATACTCTCGCGCAGAAAGCAGAGCGCAATCCGGAGTGGTTTTACCAGCGCCTCACCCGTGACGACACGGGAATCCCTTCTTTAGAAGCTATTGAAGAGGACCGTAGGAGTGGTATGCCGGAGTCGTTAATACAACAAGAGTATTATACTTCTTGGGTATCTTCAACGGAAGAGACGCTAATACCTTTGGATAATATTGAACCCTGTATTGACTATCCTTTGGTGGAAGAAGATTATGAGTTTGCACCTAGGATCTTAGGTGCTGACGTAGCCTATGCTGCTAAGGGTGATGCTGCTGTCATTGCAAAACGTCAGGGTCGAAAGCTCTGGCCTCTAGACAAGTATCAGGGACTAGATAATATGTCCTTCGCTGCTAGGATTGGGGATATAATCAAATCCTGGAATCCGGATGCAGTGTTTATTGATTATGGGCGCGGGGAAGGGGTAGTGCACAGGTTGTGGCAGATGGGTTTTCGTCAGGTGGTAATACCTGTGAACTTTAGTCAGAAGCCGTATTCGCGTTTGTACATGAATAAACGGGCGGAGATATGGTGTCGAATGAGGGATTGGTTTTTAAGTTCCAATCGGCCCTCGATACCTAGTGATGAGAGCTTAATGGCGTCTATAACGGCGCCGTTCTTTGATACGAACGATAGGGGTTATATTCAGCTGGAGTCTAAGAAGCTGATACGTAAGCGTCTGGGGCACTCGCCGGATGACGGGGACGCGGTTGCTTTGACGTTCTCTGAGGACGTAAGGCAAGAGGTAGAGCCGGAAATGAAGGGGATGGACCCGGAGACGAGGCGCTTGGTGCGTGAGGCCGTGGCGATGATGGCCGACGAGCCGGAGACGTATGACGTTTTAAACTATTTTAATGGGAGCCAACATGCGTGAGTCTACAGCAGTGAAAACTTCGGAAAGGTGTGTGGACCCACATACCTTTCCGAGCGGTAAATACCTAAATTATGCACCTCGGTTGGTTAAGGAGCAGTATCCGGACAGTGCGAGGGTGGCCTATAAGTACGTAGCGTATTACTACCAGCAGCTGTTGAAGGATGGGCTACTGGAGGCGGCGTTTCACGATCAGATCATAGCTGGAGCGAAGGATTTTGGGGAGATCGTGTTTAGCCCCCAGAACATATTCAGTATAGTGCTGGATACCGAGGATGACTACAGACCCGTAGGACACCTAATGCTGAGTGGGTTTTACGGTAAAATGGCTATGGCGCACTTCTGTGTGATTAACGACTACCGAGGGGTGGCAGGATATAATGCTGGGATGGATTCTATTCGGCAGGCTTTTATGTTTAAGATTTCACCGGATGAGGTGATGATCGAGACGTTAATGGGGCTGATACCTGTTACCAATGAGAAAGCGAGTAGGTATGCTTACCGCATAGGATTCAAGCATATTGCTGTTGTGCCTCAAGCGTGTTATATAGCAAATGAAGACAAGCATGTTGATGGCGACCTATCTATGCTGATAGCTAAGGACTTTTTAAGGGGATAAGTTATGCCTGTTCAGGTTATTGACTATGATGAGTTAATTAAGGCCCAGCGTGAAGGGGTTAATAGGTACTACTATAAAATACCGGCGGCTAATGCTCTGAACCCCCAGCAGAAGTTAGATCCTAAGCATCCTTCGGGCTTTGGTCCGGTAGATCCTGCGAATCGCTGGGATACCAGCGGAATGGGTAACTACGGTACGTCTAAGGACATGACGCCGGAGCAGGCTAAGAAGGATGCGGATAACCGATACCAAACGGGGATGGTTAAGCCTGAAGACGTGCTGAACCATTACTATCCCGGCTGGGAAGAGTGGGAGAAGAACCGGGGGAAAGAATTTGATTTTGAAGGGTTTGCTCTGCCGGAGATGCCCGAGGTTACGTTTGAGAGTATATACGGCATGTCGGAAGAGGAGTGGAAGTATCAGCAGGAAATGAAGACTGATCTGGCGCAGTTGGAGCCGGCATGGGCAGCTCGGGAATCCGCAGTAACATCGGCTACAGAGGCGGTAGATAAGATCATAAGGGACCAGGAGAGTTACGGTGCTTTGACTGGACAGGATTTGACTATTAGTGAAGAGTCCAGACAGATGATGATCTCTAATATGTTCGCTGATATGTTCAATGAAGAGCAAGAGAAGTACATAAGCGACATAGTAGATAAGTACGGGCTGGGGGATAAGTACCAACGAACGGTTAGACGTGGGCAGATCGGTACATTTAACCCTGATGAGTCCCTGGCTCTGGCTAATAGGGCGGGAATATCCGGTACAGTACTTACAGATAACGAGGATGACTCCTTGGGGTCTGAGGTTATTTTAGGTTAGGAGGAATAGTATGGGTAAGTCAGGAGGAAGTAGTCCACCGCCCGTCGTACTGCCACCCAGTCAACAGCAGGATTTTGGGCCTTTACTGGAGATGATGAACGCACAGATGGGGGCGATAGCTGCTATGGCAGCGCAGCAGCCCGTTATACCTCCTATGCCTGAGCCTACGACGATTGATACCAATATCGACTGGGACGAGAAACGACGGGAAGAGCTTAATAAGCAAAGACGTGATGCGGTGAACGCAGCTAAACGTCGGAAGGGTATTACTTCAACGGTGCTGACGTCCCCGCTTTTGGACGACGATGATGCTAACTTACTGGGCGTAGATTTGTTATCGGTGAAATAAAGGTATGTGGACCCACATACCTTTTTAGAGGAAAATATGGAAACATACAAGCCTAAAGAACTGCTCGATCCGAAGAACATGATCGCAGATTATAACTACATGATCTCCGATAGATCGGATATGGATGTAGACTATCGGGATTTAGTGACTTGGCTGCTTCCAGGACACGCGCACTTCAGTCTCTTTACCCGAGCGACGTACAGGGAGCGGACCACGATGCCCGACCGGCGGGTGGTAGCAGATACTGGAGGCGATGCGCTTGGGGTGCTAGTGGCAGGATTGATTGCGAGTTTAACTTCTCCGTCCCGAAAGTGGTTTAGTTTAGGGTTTAAGGACAAACGTATTAATGAAATTATACCACTTAAAGTTTGGATTAAAGAATGCGAAGATGCACTGACCGTAGCGTTTAATGATTCGAACTTTTATCCGTCTATGTATTCTTTCTATGAAGAGTATATAGGTTTTGGTATGGCCAGTTTGTTCTTTGAAGATTTAGGCGGTAGGTTTCACTTTGATATGGACACTATAGGATCGTATGCTGCGGCTAACGGTCCAGATGGTAAGGTTAATAAGGTATACCGTACTATCTTTAAATCCTACGCTAATGTGATTAAAGAGTTTGGAACTGACCGGGTATCAGATGCTGTGATTACGGGGGCTAATACCACTCCTGATTATAGGATTCCTATCATTCACGGTGTTATCCCCACACCGTACCAGGATAAGCCCTACGCGTCGATTTATGTGGAGCACGCTCATCCAGATAAGGTGTTGAGGAAGTCAGGTTTTTATGAGTTTCCTTTTATGGTCCCTCGGTGGGGAACGATAGGTTCCGCAGTTTATGGGAACGGGCCAGGAGTGAAAGCATTGCCCTTGATTAAAAGATTACAAGAACTAGTCAAGGCGGACCTGATGGCTTCACATAAAGAAGTGAACCCCCCGCTAAATGCTCCAGCACGTAAGAAGGGCGCCGTGCATACTCTACCGGGGGGTATCACTTACTACGATAATCCGCAGGAAACAGTCAACCCTGTGTACACTATGAGGTTTGACCATAGTGGTACACTTAATAATGTGCAGCAGGTTAAAGACGAGATTAAGAAAAAATTCTATAACGACCTGTTCCTCACAGCTAGTCGAGATCCTAACTTATCCCCATTAAAAGCGGCTGAGGTATATGAACGTAAAGAGGACCGTATGATTCGGCTAGGCCCGGTGGTAGAGAGGATGCAGCATGAGTTCTTAGACCCTCTTATTACTCGTGGGTTTAATATCCTTATGCGAGCAGAACTATTACCACCTTTTCCTATGGAGTATGCGGATGTCGTAAGTTCTTACGATATTGACTATATATCACCTTTAGCCGAAGCGCAGAAGCAGTTGGCGGCAGGGCCAATTAACAATTTTCTGCAGTTCTTTATGGGTGTGCTACAGATCGACCCTGAGGCGAAAGATAAGGTCAATACTGATAGACTCATAGATGAGTATGCTGACATTACAGGTCCGTCACCTGTTATCTTAAACTCTGCAGAGGAAGTAGCTCAGATTCGTGAGGAGCGAGCTAAAGCGATGGCGGAGCAGAAAGCTAAAGAAGATGCTATGCTTAATTCAGGGGTGACGCTGCAGCAAGCAGATATTGCAAAGACGTATTCCGAAGCTGGGGTCAACGCGACCGAAGTAATACAAGGGGCAGTATAATGGGTAAGCTGGACGGACCTACAGTTGGTGAGGTAACCCGTCGAGAACAGAATATGGAGCGTAGGCACCATACGCGTGAGCAGAATTTGGATTTGGCGATAAAGAGTGTG